ATTGATAGTGTGCTCATTTTTGCCAAAATTTGTTTTTATTTTTAGGTGGTTGCAGGGCAGATATAGGTACAATATCTTGGCATAATACTTTCATCTTTGATTGAGGATGATGAGTAAAGCCACGTTGCATTAGTTCTGCACATTTCAACGCACGGACTAGCTCGTAGTCTAGTCTCATTTTTTGTTCTTGACGTTCAGCTATTTTCTTACATAGTTTATATCCACTCTTATCAAGCGGAACCATAAAATTAATTTGAAAGCCCCAGTTTTCATTTAGTTGATAACTAGAAGGATATAGATCCCTCGAGTCTTCATCATGTGAATAAGGGTTTGTATGGCTACCCATGTAAAATGGACTAAATGTCATGGTAGACCCATTACATTGTATGTTAGGGCCATATACCTGACGTGACGACGCACCGTTGTTTTGAAACTGCACGGCTTGGTTCGTCACATTACCCGTAGCAGCAGCTACAGGATTTGAATTGTTGTGAGTCTCTCCTTCAGCTAGTACTGGACTGCTTATTGTGAGAAGACAGAGTAGGAGTTTGTGGTAGAGTTTATTGTATAATCTGTTGTGATATCCCATTTTTCTATAATTCCAGCGGCTCTAGTTGTTGTTTCCATCTGCCACGCTTTGGTATCATCTTTAACAGAAAAAGTAGTATCGGCAGCAGTGATATTTCCTGATGGGGTTACATTAGTACCTGACCAAGTTTTAACAGCAGCTCCCATTACCTCTTTTTTCGTAACTTCCTTTATAGTTTGAGTGGTAGTTGTTGTGCTTGTCATCGACCCTGTAGTAAACTGAGGGGTGACAGTATTAGCTCTTGCTACTGCGGGTGATAACAGAGCTAAGAGTATGATTAGATTTTTCATACTTTTGGTTGTTTGTCTTTTTCGCCTTTTGTTCTACCTGTAGACAGCCCGAACGTGGCCAGTGCACCCGTGAAAATCGAAGCCACGAACGTGATGTCCGATGATGCTCCAGTCTTTTTAACCATAGGTAGCTCTACGTAGTTTAGTGTAATAATAAAACCAGACCAGATGACTACACCTAGACGCACCATGGCTCCTAGTATTTGCATCTGTTCGTCATGGTCTTCTACATTCTCTTTTAATTTTCTGAGGATGCCTTTCTTTTCTGGCGGTTTTGTTTCCATTTGTTAATCTTGCCTTGTAAGAACTTTTGTATTCTCTCCTTTAACGCTTTAAATACAGGTTGTGTAATAGTCGTAGCTGCTACAGCAGTTACAGCTGTAACAGACGCAGCAACTAAGACTTCTTGCGATGGTAAAGGGATACTAGGTAAGGGTGGGAAGTGGATTTTTGGGGGTGGGTTTTCTTCTGTTTGTACCTCCTTTGTACCTTCGGGCCTTCGTAAATCGCTCGGAGGTACGACCAAAGGTTGATATGAGGGAACATCTGCCGTAGGTAAGGGTATCTCCACCGTCTGGATGGTAAACGGTGGAGGTAAGTCTAACGGTGGAGGTAAGTCTATACTAGGAATAGAGTTTCTTTCCATCAACGATAGCTTTATCTATTGCAGTAAAATCCTCTGTTGTCCAAATAGATGTTGTTTCATCTAACTTTTTGTAGCCCTTGATAATTTCAAGGTGTTCTACATTACGTTGGATTTTCTCTTTCCATTCTGCTTCTGTTTCCTCTTCAGTTTTAGCGATGCCTATTACAGTAACGCTATCGCCGGCAGCAGCAAAGATCGCTGCGATTTCATCAGTAGTTCTTTCTTCCATTGTTTTTAAAATAAATAAATTTGTTTATGCAGCTTCAAGTGCTGCAACTTTTGTTGATAGCTCCTTAATTGCGTTTACAAGTATTGGAATAAGTCTTTCGTATTTCATTCCATAAGACATTCCATCTTCAGTAAGATTACATATAAGTGAATTATCATTTGATGTGCCATAGCCATTTGCTTTTTCTACCTCTAATGCTTCTTGTGCTAAAAATCCAAGATTCAATTTACTTCTTTTTTTTGATCCATCTGGTGTGCCATAGGGTTCTGCGTCTGTTCCATACCATGTTCTTCTATCCCATCTATAGGTAACAGGTCTTAATGCGTTAATCCAAGCAAGTCCAAGACTAAAATCACTTACATCTGTTTTATCTCTTGAATCCGAAGAAGAAATAGTAGTATCAGCACAAAATAAATTAAGGATATTATTACTTCCAAGACACACGTTATGATCACTTGTTGTAATGCTACCAGAGGGAGAGTTAGATGTACCAGCACTAGTGCCTAACAAAAGATTGTTGTCACCAGTTGTAATGTCACTGCCAGCATCTTTTCCCACACTGGTATTATAACTTCCTGTAGTAACAGCATCTAAAGCACCAGAACCTACAGCAGTGTTCTGCGTTCCAGTTGAATTTAATAATAAAGCATCTTTTCCCACCGCTGTATTGTCAGAGGCAGTTGTGCTTGTTCTAAGTGCATCATTTCCCACTGCAGTGTTGTTAGATCCTGTAGTGTTGAGTAACAAAGCAGGCTGCCCTATTGCTGTGTTACCATTACCTTCTGTATTTGCTCCTAGTGCTCCCTCTCCTACCGCAGTTAGATCACCACCAGTCGTGTTTGCATCTAATGCTGAACCACCTACAGCAGTATTTTTACTTCCAGTTGTGTTTGCTTGTAAAGCATCTTTACCTATAGCTGTGTTATTAGATGCAGTTGTCAAATATGCAAGAGCTGAACCACCAAAAGCAGTATTATTGTTTCCAGTAGTACAACGTTGTAATGCACCCCAACCTAACGCAGAGTTAACTTGACCTGTTGTATTATCTGTAAGTGCAATATATCCAACTGCTGTGTTGTATCCAGCCGTTGTATTAGCGTCTAAAGCACCAGAACCTACAGCAGTGTTTTGAAATCCAGTTGTGTTTGCATCTAAAGCACTTTTACCTACACCAGTGTTTCCGTAACCTGATGTATTACTTTCTAAAGAGTAATGGCCTACTGCAACATTATCGTTGGCATTGTTATGGAATAAAGTCTGCATACCAAGAGCAACATTTTGAGTTCCTGTGGTATTAAGTGCCATAGAATTATGGCCCATAGCCGTGTTTGATGATCCTGTTGTGTTGCTAGTTAGTGAACCATAACCTACAGCGATGTTGTTTGAGGCTGTTGTGTTAGCATCTAAAGCTAAAGCACCAACAGCTACGTTTTGAGCTCCAGTTGTGTTAGAAGTTAAAGCAGCGTGACCAATTCCTGTATTGCTACTAGCCGTAGTATTTGCATCTAAAGCATTAGAACCTACAGCTACATTTGACTGTCCAGTTGTACTTACCCTTAATGCTTGCCTTCCGATCGCTACATTATCATTAGCTGTGGTGTTAGCTCCTAGGGCTTCATCACCAATAGCTACATTGTTTGCACCAGTTGTATTGTTTTGTAATGCTAAGTATCCCATAGCATTATTTTCTGACCCAGTAGTAGTATATCGTAATGACTGAAATCCTACTGCATTATTTTGTGTACCAGTAGTATTTGTTTTTAAGGCATCAGTACCCACTGCGGTGTTATTATTTGCTGTAGTATTTGCTTTTAAAGCATCTTTTCCTACAGCTGTGTTTGAAAGTCCAGTTGTAGCACTACTTAAAGCATCTTTACCTACCGCAGTATTTTGGTTTGCAGTTGTAGCACTACTTAAAGCACCTTGACCAACAGCTACTGAAGAATTACCAGTTGTATTCGCAGTTAAAGCCTTATAACCAACAGCAGTATTATATTCACCAGTTTGGTTGGCAGCCATAGAATTTGAACCAATAGCTGTGTTTTGGTCAGCAATACTTTGATTTGTTAATGCTCTATAGCCGATAGCTACGTTATCATGTCTAGTAGTATTAGCATCTAAAGCTAAAGCACCCACAGCTACATTCTGCGTTCCAGTTGTGTTTATTTGTAAAGAATGATACCCAACAGCTGTGTTGTGATCTGCAGTTGTATTAGCATCTAAAGCACCTTTTCCTATCGCAGTGTTATTAGCTCCAGTTGTGTTTGATGCTAAAGAGTTATATCCAAGAGCAGTGTTATTATCAGCAGTTGTGTTTACTTGTAAAGCTAATCTTCCAACAGCTGTATTCTTATCTCCAGTTGTGTTTGCAGTTAAAGCTGCTTGACCAATCGCAGCATTTTCTGTACCAGTTGTATTAGCGGAAAGGCAATTCATACCTACCGCAGTATTATTAGCTCCAGTTGTGTTAGCACCTAAAGAGCTAGTTCCTACTGCTGTGTTATTACTTGCTGTAGTATTAGCATCTAAAGCTAAAGCACCTATTCCAACATTATTACTTCCAGAGGTATTATTTTCTACAGAAGCCCTACCTATACCAATATTAGAAGATCCAGAAGTATTAGCACCTAACGCATTTTGACCTACACCAACGTTATAAGAACCTGTAGTATTTGCGTCTAAAGCACCTTGACCTACAGCAACTACTCCAGTTCCAGAAGTTAATTCTGTTAGTGCATTTTTACCGATAGCAGTATTATTGGCACCAGTAACAGCAGCATCTAAAGCACTTTCTCCAACAACTGTGTTACCAGCAACGGAGTTTGCACCCTTACCTACGCTTACGCTATTAAATATTACGTCTCCACTATGACCAGCTTCCTTCATCAAAGGAGTACCGCCAGCAGTACTTCCGTCATGAACGACAAGTACCTTTTTTGTTGTGTCTACAGTTACTTCTCTAGTAACACCTGTAAACGAGTTATGTTCAGAAGTTGTACCACCTCTGAGTTGTAATTGATCCGGCATTGTTTAAATTCCTCCTAAGTTGTAAGTTGCAGATCCTTTTGTGAGTGAAACTCGATTAGATGCAATCGCTTCATTTGAAAACGCTGCACCTGATATAGCAAGTCCACCTAAGTCAATAGAGTTAGAACCCGCTGAAGCTGTATATAAAGCATTGAACGCTGCTGTTGCTGATTTAACAAAATCAATAGCGGTATCTACAATGTTTGTAAATATGCTTCCGTTATATACCTGTAATTGTTTATTACCTGTATTAAAATACAAATCTCCTTCAGTTACAGCATTGCCTACACCATCTTGTACTGGTGCTGAAGCTGCTGTTCCTAAATAAAGAGCTTGAAAATCATTTAAATATGTTGCCGCAGTATTAATAGGTGTTAAGTTAGTTGCAACTGTATTAACGTTGCTTATAGCACCACCGACTGAGTTAACATTAGCTATGTTTGCAGCGGTAGTATTTACATTAGATATACTACCAGCTACTGTTCCGATGTCTGTAGCATCGCCTGCAACAGCAGTAATATTAGAGTTGTTATTAGCTACTGTAGTTATATTGGTGTTGTTACCAGCTACAGTATTAATATTAGTATTATTACCAGCAACTGTGTTAACATTAGATATATCACCAGCAACTGTATTTACATTAGATAATGAAGCAGCTACACTAGCAACGTTACCAATAGCACCACCAACGTTGTTTACGTTAGTAATAGAACCAGCAACCGTGCTTATATCTGTATTATTATTAGCAGCAGTAGTTACATTACCACTTATACCAGCAACTGTTGTTACATTACCACTAATACCACCAACTGTGTTAACATTAGATATGTTACCAGCTACAGTAGTTATATTACTTGCATTAGATACAGCACTATTAATGTTACTTGCATTACTAACTGCACTGTTAATGTTTGACGCATTACCAGCTACAGCATTAATATTTGTAGCATTACTTACAGCTGCATTTATGTTAGTTTCATTAGTTGCAGCAGCATTTACATTTGCTATATTATTACCAACGTTATTTACGTTAGTGATAGAACCAGCTGTTGTATTAATAGTACTTATGTTACTTGCAACAGTTGTAACTTCTGTTGCTTTTGGTACGTATCTATGATATGTGTAAACGTTAAGGCTAGTTGTTGTTTCAACAATAATACCAAAACCCTGAGTAAAAGTAGAACTAGCTGGAGCACCTTGTATAGTAACAGTAGAGTTACCTACAGTACCATTAGATATACTAATAACTCCACTACTATTAGAAGTAAGATTATTAGCTAGAGGTACACTCACAAGAGTACCAGCTCCGTTATTCACATCAGGATTAGCATTAGGAAAACTTGTTTCATTTGCTATCGGTACAAACCCACCAACATCATCTACTAAATCTACAATTCTTGCATCAATAGCAGCTGTAGTTGCAACCTTGTTGTCAGCAGCAACCCATGTTTCACCGGATTGTATCTCTTCAGAACTTGCTAAGTTATAAAATCTAGCATCTGCTTCAGATTCTGTGTAATATCTGTTATCGAGTTGACCGGCGTTAAGCTCAGTTTCAGTATAGTATCTAGTATCTAACTGACCCGCATTAAGTTCAGTTTCAGTATAGTATCTATTGTCTAGTTGTCCAGCATCTAGTTCAGTTTCAGTATAATATCTACCGTCTAGTGTACCAGTAGCTATATCTGCATTTACTATTGTTCCGTTAACTATGTTAGCACTTGCTATAGTTATATCAGTTGGTAATGCACCTCCGCCTAATTTAGCTAGGGTTACAGAATCATCAGCCAGTTTAGTACCAGCTATATCTGCACTTGCATTTATATCAGCATTGACTATAGTTCCATCGACTATATCTGCTGACGTAATAGTGCTGTTGGCTAGCATAGTACCTGTTACAGTACCAGTATCACCTGTTGTTATAACTGTACCTGTAGTATCAGGTAATGTAATAGTTCTATCAGCCGTAGGGTCAGCTACTGTTAATGTTGTTTCATTAGCATTATCAGATGCACCTTCAAATGTAAGGTCAGCATCTTCTCCTAGGTTTAAGTTACCTACCATAGTACCGCCAAGGTTACTAATATAACGTGCGGTTACTTCTTGTGTACTGTATAGGTTTTGTGTAAAGTTTTCGTTTAGATCTTCAGACTTTATAGCTGAACCAGCATAAAATGTTGCTGTCAAGTTGTCGGTGGCTGTTTCTCTAAATATTTTGATTTTGGCTCCGTTAGATGGAGCAGTATTAAATTGTATGGTTGTCGCTGTAGGCAATGTAAAAGCCGTAGTGTCAACCGCATCAAGACTCGCTTTTATGTCTGATGCCTTAAGATATGGAAATGTAAACGGGAAGATGGTTTGTGATCCCGTACCTGTATAGGAATTTTGTGTAACAGCCATTGCTTGTTATTTACTCATGTTTAATAAATTTTGGGTGTCTAGATCTTTTTTCTGTAATTCTGCTGCACCTTGAATGTTGCCTTCAGACATAGCCTGATCAACTGCTTGCTGTGTGAGTATCACATTTGCAATATCAGGTCTTTCTCTTAGTAGTCTAAGTTCAGCTTGTTTCTGTGCATTTCTTACAATGTTGTTTATCTCCTTAAATATAGGAAGTTTTTTAGTTTGTATTTTAATTCTGTCGTTCTTAAAATCTGCATTTGTAGAACGGTGTAACTTCAGCATTTTAATTTCTTCAGCATACCTTTTAGATTTTCTAAGTCTGTCTAGCTGTTTCCACATTTGTTGCTCACCTATGTATTTATTAATAAGCTCACGTTCCTGTGGTGTATACTCATATGACCCTGTAGAGTCTTTGTTAAGCATAGCTAGTCCATCCCATCCTGTTTCAAGTAACCACTGTCTCCAAGGCTCTGCTGTACCACTTACCTGTATTGGACTGATAGCGTTAAGTACACGTAATACTGGGTTATTTATATCGTTAACCGGTTCACCTGTCCATATGTCTACCTGTTCTGGTAATTGACTTGAGAAGAATGGTAATCTGTTTTTAATATACTGATCTACTTCTGCTTCAATATCTTTCTGTGATGATGTAATAGCATTGCTAGTCACACCAGCTCCACCAGATAGTGGTAAGAAAGATCTAACTGTATTAGCAGTTAATCTAGACCATCCTGTCAAGTCACCGTTAGTAACTGATATTAATGGTTCTAAACCTTGTAGAGGTGTTTCGTTTAAGAATGTAGCAGCTATAGTCCAAGTTAGTTTTGATGTCCAGTTCTGGAATAATGACTCATCAAGATCATTCATGTAGTATGCCATGTCACCTAGTATAGTTAACACGTGTTCTACACCAATAATACCTTTATAGTTTACCCACTGGTTTCCAATCTTAACTGTCTTAGGCTCATAGCCCATCTGTGTACGTTCTTTGTTACGACGTGATGCGTTGTAGTGACCATTACCACGTATGTTACCAGAGACTGCATAGTCCCATAGTGTCTTTGTAAGTAATGCACTAAATGCTAATCTACCTGTATATTCAGCACGTAGGTTTTCCCACAATACTTTAGCATAAGGATCTGTAGCCATGTCAATACCATGCTCCATAAGAGCTTCAGCGATATCGTCGTCAGTTCGAGCATATATAGTCTTAGCGTATTTATTAATACCCGGAATCAGACTAATAGGAGTCCACGATAGAGCATTCTTAATGTAGTTGCTGCTAGTACGTGGGAACATCATTAAGAACTTTACAAATGGATATGCGTTAGTACCTTGGTTAATCCAGTTAGCTAGACCATCATCTAGATTTAACTGTACCTCACCAGCTACGTTACGTAATACCTTGTCTTTAATCAGTCCATCAGCATCAAAGAAGTTAGCATAATGCTTTTTCTCTGCTTCAAATATCTTAGTCATGTCTGCATAGCCAAACTCACTAAACACATCATCGTACGCTTTTACACGTGATAAGTTATGTGCTAGGTGTGTGCTAGTAAACACGTCAGGAAATACCATGCCTGTCATACCGTAACGCATCATTGGTGCTTGACCCATTTGTTTCATAAGTCTTGCTAAGTCTAGCTGCATCATACGTCCCCAGTTACCTTGTTTTTCGTATACTGGTCTCATCTGATCCATAATATCCCAAGCTTTCTCACCTTTAAAAACAAAATCTTTACGATATGCTTTAATCATTGCGTCAGGATCTTTGTGTGCTTTCTTCATCATTGTAAAAGCATCAGTCAAAGCCCGTCTGTTTGTTTCAAATACAGCACCGTTATAGTAGAAAGTACGCTTAAGTCCTTCAAAGCCGTCTAACGGTCCGTAAAATCCATGACCTAGTACAGCTGTAATTGGTTTGATAATGAGCTGTGCTCCGTTACCTATACCAGCTCTAAATGCTGATAGTCCACTCAACACGTTGTTATAGACAACACTCCAAGCACTTCTTGCAAACAAGTTAAGTTGTTTTGGATCTGGACTTTTTATCATACCTACTGGTGTAATCTGGTCTGCAGCCCACTTCATTAACTTAGCAAAAGTATCTACATCTCCATTGGTATGTGCAAATGCGTCTACCAAAGGTCTCAGTGCAGCAGGGTTAGTTTTCTTTAAATCTTTAAGTGTCTTTGTAAATCTTTTATTTTTAGCATGTATAGAATTTTCTGCTAACTGAAACTCATTGAGTAATGTTTCAACAGCAGTGTCTACATCTTTAGGAGGTACTTGGTCAAACCAGTTCTTGTTACGTAAAGTCCAACCAGATAAATATTTGTTAAGACCATACTCATCCATTAGAAACTCTAACTTGTCAAGAATTAGATCCATAGTACGAGCTTCATCAGTATATGGAGCAATCTCTTGTATTGCTTCTGCCATAGTAGCAGCTTCTCTACCAATAGTATCCATCGCTCTTGCTGATGACTCTGCAACTTCTCTACCTAAAAATCTATCTACTAAATCACGCATTGCAAATGCAGCAGCTCTTGCTTGATCTTCGTTAATTACTTCTACTTTAAACTTACCCATCATAAGATTTTTAACATCTCTATTATCTAGAAATAGTTCTCTTACGTCATCTAAAGTTTGTGCTGCTATAATATCATTGTATATACCCCATGCAGCTGCGTTCATTTCTTTTGCACTGATTCTAACACCATCTACAATAGCATTAAATCTACCAGCGTCTCTAGCTGATTCTGCAAGTCCCATCACAGCACCACGAGATGTTGGACCCACCATAAGTCCTTTCTTTCTCATAGCTTCTGTAATCACAGGAGCAGGGTCGCCCTCTGATACACCTTGCTTGATAGCAGTAGTATCTGCCATGTTACGTGCAACGTTACCGGGAGGTGGTATCTGTCTTGCTGATGCTGACTCATCTACAATACCGGGGCTAAGGTCAATATCAGGACCAAAATCTAATTCTAGCTGGTCTGGATTGTTTAGCTTACGTTCTGCAGCAAGTCTGCTTTCTTCTGCTGCTGATATATCTGATCTTCTAAATACATCATCAACACCATCAATAATACCTAGTTCATTTTCTAGGTTCAACTTCTCATTTATGAGTATGTTTTCGTTTTGTTTGCTGAGTGCTTTTGTAGATAATACTTCATTAATCTCTTGTAATTTAATTAGCTTATCATTATCAGCACCTAGTGAAATTTCAAGCTGTTTATAATCGAGAGCTGTTTCATCTAATGGCTCCATCCAACCCATTACACTCTTACCACCTTTTAGATCTATAAAAGCTCCGAGTAGTGTACCCATAAAAGCAAACGGTCCAGCTTCGTACATATTCTTTTGTTTACGTACTGCTGGGCTATCACTATCTAATGTCTTGATAGAATCTGGTATAGGCACACGTCCCTTCGGTCCAAACACAGTTGGAAATGTGTCAGACATAGTTCGCATAAGGTTGTCTTCTTCACCTACATCACTCAGTCCTATCACAGCTGCATCAGTCAAACCATATGCACCTGTAGCTGCTAGCATACGCTGATACCATGGTATTGATTTACTTAATAAACCAGCCTTACCTAACGCACCTGTAGCTACATTACCTGTATAGATAGATGGTAATATAATAGACATTACATTACGTACTTTTTGTTCTGTCGGGTTATCAAGTTTTGTAACCTCATCCCATCTGTCATCTACTTTGTTAAATCCGGGTATAACTGTACCAGCTGCATCCATCACAAAGTCAGCCATAGATATACCGGGAATAGACAGTCGCCTAAATATGTTGTCTAACCTTTTAAACGGGTTAAACATAACACTATTGTTAATTACAGCTTGTTGCTGCTCATTAAAATCATCGAATGATAAGCCGTAGTATTTTCTATGGAAATTTTCACGTAGTTTGTTACGCTCATCACCTTTCGGTGCATGAAACCATGTGTTATACTCTTCGAGCATCTTATCTTCGTTCTGTTCTTTTGATAAGTCAACAGAGCTTTGACCTATCTTATTACCAAACGGTGCTGGATAGGTTTGTGCCATTACCTCTCCTAGAGGCTGACCGTATGTCTGGTCAAATCTAGGATCGTTAGTTATAGGTTCAGCTGGTGTACTTGTTCCAAACTCTTGTTGATTGTCTTCTTTCTCTTCTTGTAAAAAAGAATCTGTCATCTTTGTATAAAGCTATTATTAAAAGGATTATAAAATACACCATAGTCTCGACCTAAACGAATGGTATTTGCTATATCTAACTCACCTAGTGATTCATCATAATTAAAACGTATTGCATCTATACCTGTTAACTGCTCTCTAGTTGCTGCTACAAAAGGTGTTACTGGTATATCAGTACCATACCAGTCTCTAACCATATTGGCAAAAGCATGTCTTGGTTTAATATATTTAGGTGTCATTGCAACACTGGTATAATCTGCTGGTATTCTTTGGTCATACTTGTTAACTTCTAACACACGATTCATAATGTCTCGCTTAGGTATGCCTGTAAGATCAGCTAGATCACGTACACTCTGTGGATATAAGAGGTTGTCAGCTCCTGAGTTAATATCAAGTGCAAATCTACCTAATGTCTTTTTGTCAACTATAGTTCCAGCAGAGATAAGATCGTTAGGTGTTTTATTGTTGTAGTATATTTCTGCTTCAATAGCACCACGACTTAATGCACGACTCTTTTCGTCAACATTAGAAAACTGTAACCAAATAGTTTTTTCTTGTCCAGATCCAGCTGTGCCTTCTGCAGCAGTCTGTGTTCTGAACATACCTGTACGATCATCTACAGCTTTCTGTGCTAGCTCCCACGCTTTATCACTACGTATACGTGCATTTTCTTCGTCACGTAAGTTGTTAAAATGATAATAGTAAGACTGTTCAAGTGCATCTACCGCATCAAAAGCTGTAGGATGACTACGGTCACTGATGCTATTTAGACCACTAGCAGTTTTTATATC